GATGATCACGTCAATCGCGCTGCCGGTTCCGCCCGTGATGGTGGGGCGGAGGTAAGCCGCCGCCAGCGACATCTCCGAAATCTCAGCCGTCGTCGCCGAGATCGCGTTGCCCAGAGTGTCAGTGGCCGGGAACCACGTCGTCCCGTCGTTGCTCTGTTCAAGTGCGATGGTCGCACCACCGAACGTGCCGGAAATCTGGATCGACCCGACGAAGCCGTAGCGGTTCTTAACGAGGTAAGGCACGCCGGTGTCGCCGGGGGCGAGCGGCGACCAGACTACCCGGGGCACACCATCAGGCGAACCGATCGGAGAGACGACTGCTGTGATGGCTGGCATGAATCACCTCAGATGTTCTTGGGCTTAGACGGACCCCGCGGGGTCGTCGGCTTGTTCTTCGGGTTAGCCTGCGGCCGCGGCGACGTGGTCATGCCGCGGTTGGGGTTGGCTTTGGGTTTGGGTTTGGGCGACGTGGTCATACCCGGGCCGGGCTTGCCCGGCGGCTGTGCATTGCGGTTGCCACGTTCGACCGTGCCATACTGCTTGGCGAAGTCACTTCCGGGCTTGCTGGGCGTGGTACGCATACGAGGCTCCTTGCATGGTTGGCGCCACGATACACAACTGCCACTCTCTGCGCAAGGAAAACCCCGCCGGGGGAGGGCCGGCGGGGCGAGTCGAGCAGGTTGACGTTACCATCAACGGGTAGGTGAGCATTATCTATCACGTCCATCCTTTAGAGTCAACGCGCTTAACCTCTCTGCGTTGGTGCATCAAAGCGCCACTGTCGAGACTACCAATGTGCAGGCAGAGGTAACTGATGGCGTCGCCGATGTGGCTGTGCTTGCCAGCGTCTCCACCCTTCTCCAGCCCATCGCCATTCTTCTTGAACCTGTACCCACCCATCATGGCGGCTTTAAGTCTCGTGCAGCTGGGGTCGACTAGGAACCCCGGGTCACCGTCCACCTGTCGCATGAGGTAGTCGTCTACGGCGGCGATGCGCGCCGTGATGCTGTTGGTCCGGGCTGGCATGACCCTGAACCCCTCGGCCTTGATGATGTCGACCGCACTGCGCTCGTCTGTCTGCGCCCTCTGGATACCCGCCGGGTCGACCACCACGATGACCGGCGCCCCCGCGAAGCGCTCGAAGAGCAGGGGCTTGAGCACCGTCCTGACGAAGCGCTGCACCCCCATGTCGTAGCTGACGGCCTCCGCCATGACGAGCGCCCGCCCCCTCGGGTCCTGCTGCCCGATCACAGCCGCAGGCGTGAGACCAAGGTCCATACCAACGATGACAGGCCGAGTGCCGTTGATAATGGGTCGAAGGGTGGCACGTGCCATGTGGTAATCCGGGCGGAAGTATTTGAACACCGGCGTACCTGCGAGGGAGAGTCCGTAGTCACCGTCGATGAAAACCCGGATGTACTCCTCCGAGCGACCTTGGGTGTCATAGTATCCCTCCGGTAGGTTCTCGATGTTCTCTGCATATGGGCTCCGTCCTGACGGTTGCTTGAAGACATCCCACCCGTTGTTGTTGGGGCTGACCCCGTCCTTGGGGTCGATGTGTTCGAGTTGATAAAACCACCAAGTGTCCATGGTGGGCGGGTTGGTATCCGCCCACATCCCATGCCACGTCGCCCCGCCATCCTTGGCGGAGGGGAATCGGCCGACCCGCTTAGACATCGCGTCCACGATGTCAGGGTGAATGTCCCGGCATTCGTTAAACCACGCGAAGGTCAGTTCGAGGGAGTTCAGGTTAGCCACGTCGTCCGCGTCGTCCAGCGCGCGGAACATAATCTCGCACTCGATGTCACCCACCTTGAAGAAATAGGTCTTGGTGGTGCGCATGAAGTGGCCACAGACCCCCGGAGGGAACCAGTCGAGGAAGGTCTTGATCGTGGTATCCGAGAGTTGGCGCACGGTCTCACGAACCACGGCGCAGCGGGTCTTGCGCACGCCCTGCTCGTTCGGTTTCTGCTGGGCAGCCCGCCGGACAATCTCGAAACAGCACGCCACGCTCTTGCCAGAGCCGACAGGACCCATGATCACGCGCATCTTGGCGTTGGAGTCCATGAATTTCGCGACCGTGGGGGTCGGAGTGTAGGAGATGTCGAGGGCCATCACTCGTCCTCTTGCATTTCAGGCGGCAAGTACCGCCCGTCCAACAGATTGTGCTTAAACTTCTCGATCAACCAAAGGCAATCGCCGCCGTCTTTCAACCCGAGGGTCGCCCGGGCCTCCATGTTGCCGTCCTTGTTCCACCCGATAAGCAAGACGTCGTCGTAAACCCCCAGCGCCTGCTCCAGAACGTTGTCGGCGTCCTTGGCAGCGTCTTTCGGGTAGAACTTCTTGATCTCAGACATAGACAACCACCGTGTAGAGGGGTTTTCCGCGCTTCGGGCGGGGTACGCGCAGGGCGCGATAGGACTTTTGGGCAGCTTTCTGGGTGGCGATGAACGCCTGCGCCGCAAACAGGCTGTGGAACAGGTGAACTTTAGGTTTCATCCGTGTATTCGGCATCCTCGATGGCCTCTGCGGGGGGTTTGGCCGTCACATCCAGCGTCTTACCACCCAAATTGATGGTGATTGTGACACCACCAGCGCCATTCTGGCCCTCATTCGCAGGAGTTGTGTCCAAACCAGCCCACTTTACCGTGGATTTGATGAGATCAGCCTTCACCGCAGGGCTAACCACGGGGTCGTGGATGAGCAACCATGAGGTTTTGAGCAGTTCTTCAGCCTGCGCACGCGCCTTGACCCGGAATGTCAGGCCCTTGGTGCGTACTTCTTCCCGGTAAGCCTCGACTTTCTTGTGGAACAGGGTGTCCTTGTTGAACGTCAGCAGATCGGAGGCGTCAAACTCGTGCCGATCCAGCAGTTCGTCGATCTTCTCCCCGCTCCCTTCCAGCAAAAGGGCGAGGTCAAACGCGAACCGGTCGTTCCACTTGGTTTGGACGGGGCTGATGTACATGGGGGAATGGTAGCGCAGCGGGACGGGGGCAGTCAATAGTGTAAAGTTTTGGTTTTTTAGGGGCGCAAAATTTTTTATATAGTGATAGTAGTGGGGCAGTTTGTAAAGAATTGGGGATTTTGGGTCTTGGTTTGTGGGGTTTACTACAATACCGGGGGGCTACAAAAGTCCAGTCCAACCCCCCACCCCCCTATGCCTGCCAGCGCCGCGCGGCGCGCGTGCTATATAGTGGCGATTCCGGCCTTTGTGCATGGATTTTTGACTATGGCGGCGCCGTATGCCATAAAGAAATGGTAGCAAGTGAATGAGTAACAAGTGACCGGGCGGCGACGCCCACGCTCTTTGACATCGTTGGAACGTGCATCTGAAACAGTGGTGCTCTGTTAGCACCGTATGACATACACATGGAGAAATGTCATGGCAATGTTTGCAATCGAGCCCGTCACGCTGACCGTCACGCTGACCGTGACCAAAGCGACCGAAGGCGGTCTTCTGGGCGGTATCACCTCGGTCGAGGTGCTGTCCGCCAACGGCGAAGCGGACAACCGCTTCTACGGCTTCGCGGACTACCGCGGCCAGATGGTCCTCAACTTCAAGGCCGAAGGCCGTCCGGCACCGAAGCCGAAGGCCGACAAGCCCGCGCCGAAGCCGCTGACGGCTGGGCAGAAGGCGATGATCCCGGCCAACGGGACCAAGGGCAAGGGCAAAGCCAAGCCCGCAGCCGAAGCGCCCGCAGCGCCCGCCCAGCCGGACATGCAGGCGATCATTGCAGCCGTCCTCGCCGCGATGCAGAAGTAAAAACAAGGCGGGCCGCAAGGCCCGCCTTCACTCACACAAAGGAACAGCGACATGAACCTCGAAACCCGCGCGGACCTGCGCGCCCGCCAGAACCGCATCGACGCCAGCGTCAGCTTGGTTGGCCAAGAGACGGCCAGACGGTATCTGGAAACCTACCACCGGCAGAAGTCCCATGCTCTGCCCCTCGCGGCGACCATGGCGGTCGTCTACCTCGTCTCGGTCACCCTCCTCGCCTACCTCGTAGGTTAACACCAGCCCCGCTAGGTTAATGCCTAGCGGGGTTTTTTCATGCCCGCATGGCAACCACTTGCGTGTAAAGATTTGGGGGTTTGCTCGCATTCGCTCGCCATACGTCGGGGGCCTGTAGCTCTCTACACGTAGTCGCCCCCATCTTTACACACTATACAGCATACAGTCGGGGGGCTGCGCTAACCTATTGATTTTATTGCGTAGACATTTCTACCCCATCATAACTTTACAATCGTTGTGTCAGGCGTAAAATTATTGGTATGGTGTAAAGTTCCCGCTAAGCCATTGATTTTCCACAAGAATCGGGTTAACACCAGTGTGTGTAGTAGTAGTTAAGTATACCAATAATCTAAAAAATACACGTTTTTTGAGAGGATACGCACTAAAATTTTCACCTGCTTTACAATTTTACATTGCTTGCTTTACACCCCTGTAAGCCACCCCCAAATTTGTGACCCCCTTCTCCTAAAAATTCTTAGATTTTCTAGATGTTTACACGCTAACCCATTGATTTCCCCCACTTTTCCCTATCTATTTTTTGAAATCGTGTAAAGATATTTTGCCTTGCATCCGGCCCCATTTTTAGATATTGCGTGGTTTACACATCCCTTGGAGACCACCGATGACCCACTACTACCTGAAGCAAGCCCTTGCAAACACCGTGTCCCGCCTCCCCTATGAGTCCACATCAGTGGATGTGCTTGGTATATGTAAAGCGTGGAGAGAGGACATCAGCGCCATGGCAGCCGACGTTGGTCCCCCTAAGTCAGGGCACTTTCTTGTGCATCTTGACAAGACCAAGTGGTATGGACCCGGTAATGTAAAGTGGGTGCCCGCCCGTATAGCCCCTCAGTTTCGTAAAGATAACCCACGACTGCGCGACTACTACGCTAGAACACCGGTCATTTATGGTGAACCTATCCCCAAGACAAGGTGATCTAATACTTACCCCCCTTCCCCCCAAAATTTGACATCCGCGGCGCCATCCGCCATGTTTCTGGGGCTGGCCGAGCCACAACCAAACCGCTCCGGTCCAGTAAAACTTAACACACAATCAGGGACTACCACCATGGCTACTAGCTGGACCAAACTCGCCGACCTCACCACTGATCTTTACAAAAAGACCTTGACGGTCCGCCCTTTACACCGTCCTTACCTCTCCCAGCAGGACTGTCTCTACGACTACACCGTCGGTCATGACTTCTTGGTGATCGACCAGTCGTCCCCTCTTAACGACTGTCTGGTCACGGTCTGTGATCGTCACACTCTCAAATCCACCTATGGTGTCAGCCATCTCCACATCCGGTTCAACCCCGGCATGGCTCCTATCGAGGTGGCACTGTGAGGGTCGTTCATACTCCCCGCTTCAGGGACTATTTCTTGGTGGTCCCTGACTACCACCCCGCTTATGGTCTCGACGACGGCACGAGAGCCGAAGTGCTGGGGCTGATCGTTGTGGATGGTCTGACTGTTCGTCAGGCCATCGCTTTGTCCCCCGTCAAAATCCACCAGTCCACTGTCTACAAGTGGCTCACCGCTATTAAGAAGGACCTCTGAGATGTTTGGTTCCAATCTCCAACTCCCCCGTGGTGGTATCCTGTCCTACGAACAGGCTCTCCAGAAATACCACAGCATCACCCCAATCCGTGGTCGTAAGATCGACATCC